CGCCAAAGGCCCGACCTGTTCAGGAAGCGCGTCTACAATCACACGGGATGTGACAGCTAATTTTTAGCGAGAGCGGATTCGTTTATGCCGAGAACGAGGATGGAGAACTGGCGTGGGCTCCAGATGCCGTCCTTGAACTGGAATCCCCTTGAATCGCAACGCCCCGGGGAAGCACTGGCTTTTCGGTAGTCAGCGGCATTCTCACCGCCAGCGAGGCTTTGGTCCCGGCGCTGGAAAATGCGCGACCGCCTTTGGTCATCAAGGCGGCACGCTGTTTTCGTGAACTGACGCAATCGATTATCAATTTCCAGTGGCTTTCAGACAAGACACTTGGAAGCTCATGGAGGAAAATGGCGCCGCAGATCAGCAATCTGCAGCCTGTATAAATTTGCGCAAACTATCTGCTCCATTCAGCATTCTGAAGGACAATGCGGTAGCCGTCAGGATCCTCAAATGTACGGCCATGACGGTCCCAGTAAGGGTTTAATGATTGGACGGGATCGAAACCCGCACGCTGCATTCTCTCAATTGCGCTGTGCCATTCCTCGTGGACTGGGACGTAGAGTACGGCGAGGTGTTCCTTTGATGGTGCCCGCCCGACTACATGATCAGGGTGTCGCGTAAACTCAAAATGATATGGAGCACCCGTGAGCCCAAACATTGCCCCGTCGAAACCATCATGATCGTGAAATTCGAATAACAAATCCAACCCAAGCCCACCCTGATAGAAAGGCTTCAGTGCGTCAATATCGTCGGTGGGCCGCGCAATGCGCAACACTGGATATTTCATGTGTCATGTTCCCTAGTAGGGTTTGGAAGGTCATCGTCAGGGTGCGCTGGAAGAAGGTCAATAGCGTCCGGGCCGCTTGCTCGAAGCCATCGTCTTCCAACGAGCGGCGCCCCTTCCACCAGTTAGCGGCGCGGCAGGCTGTAATATGCGGAGCGGATGGTTATGCGGAGTTGTGGGCGGCGCGCGTTGCGCCGCCTTGGTTTTTTGGGCTCCCGCTCCGCATAATCATGGGACGGTCTTGCCCGCGAGCATGGCGAGAAGTTTGTCCGGCGGGCGGAAGCGGCCGGATTTCAGTTTTGGCATCGTCATGCCTGCGATCATCTCGAGTTTCTCGGTCGGATCGGCGCGCAGGTAGATCTCGGTGCTCTGGATCGAGGCGTGGCCCAGCCAGAGCGATACCTTGCGGACGTCGCCAGTTGCCTGCAGCGTGTGCATGGCGCAGGAGTGGCGCAGCACATGCGGCGTCACCCGCTTGTCCGCGAGGCCCGGTTCGGCTTTCGCTGCCGTTCTGACATGCCGCGCCAGGATGTATTCGAACCCCGACCGTGTCATCGCCCGGCCGCTGCGACTGTGGAACAGCGCCGCGTCGCCTTCCGGATCGCGCAGGCGCAGCCAAGCCTCGAGCACGGCGCGCGTTTCCTTCCAGAGCGGCAGGATGCGCTCGCGCCGCCCCTTGCCGGTCACATGCAGGCTCACCGGATCGCGCCGGTCGTAATCGGCGAGCCGGAGGCCGGTCAGTTCGCTGACCCTGAGCCCGCAGGCATAGGCGAGGCTCAGCATGGCGCGGTCGCGGATGCCGTCCCGCGTGCGGGGATCGGGTACGGCGAGCAGCGCCCGGATCTCCGCCCGCGTCAGCCAGGCGACCAGCGCCTCGTCGGCCTTCTTGCGCGGGATCGCCTGCACCTGCCGGATCTGCTCGAGGGCGGCTGGCAGCCGGTACTCGAGGAAGCGGAAGAACGCCTTGATCGCCGCGAGGCGGGCATTGCGGGTGCGCACGCTGGCGCCGCGTTCCTCGATCGCTTCGAGAAACCCGAGGATCAGGGGGGCGTTCAGGTCCTCGAGTGCGAGCGCCGATGGCGGGCGTCCCAGCCGCTCTGCCCCGTAGCGCAGCAGGGCCGAGAGGGCCTGGCTGTAGGCGTCGACCGTGTTGGGGCTGACAGCCCGGTCCACGGGCAGATGCTCGCGCAGCCAGATGGAAAGGTATCGGGCCAGCGGGGTCATGAGGACGCCCCCGCGGCGCAGGCCTCGGTCCGATCCGCGATCTGCCCGAGCAGCGTGGGTGTTCCTTCGAGATACCAATAGGTGTCGACGATGTTGACATGACCGAGCCACGAGCTGAGGGCCACCATGTGGCGGGCGACGGTGCCGCGCCCCGCGTCGCAGGCTTCCAGAGACCGGACAGCGAAGGTATGGCGCAGATCGTGGATCCGCGGGTTCCGCCCGCCTCGGGCGACGCCTTCGAGCCCGGTCAGCGCCAGCATGTTCCCGAAGGTCCTGCGTATGGCACTCTCCGAGATGCGCCCGCCCCGGTCTCCGAGGAACAGGGCATCCGACGCGTCCCGAACGCGCGCCCGCCGGTCCAGATGCGCCGCGAGTTCCGCCGCGACGGAGGGATGCAGCGGCAGGAGCCTGCGCCCGCGCCGTTTGGCCTCGCGGATCAGGAGCCCGTCCGGCGTGACGTCGGCGATGTCGAGCCCGCGCGCCTCCGAGATGCGCATGCCGGTGGCGGCGATCAGGCCGAACAGGAGCCGGCATTGTCCGGGCACACGGCAGCGTCGGCTCGCCACCCGATCCGCCACGGCCACGAGCGCCGCGACCTCCCCGGGCGCGTAAATGTAAGGTGCAGGCCGCTGCCGCGCCGTCTGAGGCAACAGATCCGGCGGTGGCACCTCGTGGCGGGTGTCCTCCGTCACGGCGGTCAGGGCGAAACGGCGGACGGTCAGATAGACGATCCGCCGCTGCGCATGGGTGCCGGCGCGGCGTGACCAGTCCAGGACGGTGGCCGTCCGCACATGGGCGTCGCCGCGCGCCGCGGCGAAGGCGGCATAGTTTGTCAGCAGTCCTGCCTGCTTGTCGAAGACGAAGCCGCAGGCGCGCATCAGAGCGACATGGCGTTCCACGGCGGCGCTCAGCATCGGCCTGCCTCCGGCCAGGGCTGGGCGATGCCGCGCAGCGCATCGAGATCGACCTTGGCATAGATCGCCGTGGTCTCGATCGAGCGATGCCGCAGCATCGTGCCGATGGTCTCGAGGCTCGCGCCATCCTCAAGCAGGACGCGGGCCGCCGAGTGGCGCAGGAGATGCGCGCCGCGCGACGGCACGTCCACCAGCCCGGCGCGGCCTATGGCCCGGCGGACGATCTTCGAGATCGCGGCCGATTCCGTGAACGGCCGCCAGGGCGCTGCGTAGCGCAGAAACACATGAGGGTCGTCCACCTGCGGACGCCCGTTCTCGAGCCAGGCGAGCAGTGCGTCGCCCACCTCCTGTGGCAACGGTAACCGGCTCTCGCGGCGGCCTTTGCCGCTGAGCACGATCCGTCCGCACGCCCAGTCGATCTGCTCGAAGCGCAGGCTGCGCACATCCTCGGCCCTGAGGCCGAGCCGGACGAGAAGGAGCAGGATCGCCCGATCGCGTCGGCCGGTCGGGCCGGCCTGATCGCAGGCGGCGAGCAATCGCTCGACATCGGCGGGTCTCAGGCCGCGCGGCAGGTGGTGGCCCTTCCAGTCGGCGATGGTGGGCACCGCCGCGACCAGACCGGGATCGCACCAACCCATTGCCGCGTGATAGCGCAGCCAGGACCGCAACACGGTGACCGTGCGCTTCAGGCCGCCGCGGCCCTCACGCCCGCGCCGGTCCAGGATGGCGTTCCGCAGGGTGGCTGGCGTCCACGCGATCGGATCCGTGCCGATGACAGGCAGAAGCTGGCGCAGCCCCTTTGCATGGCTCCGCACCGTGATCTCCGAAAGCCCGCGATGTCGACGCAGCCAGTCGAGATAGGGCCCGACATGCCCGGCATCGGGATCGCCGATCGGCGCGGTCGTCAGCACGCTCTCCGCCACGAGAAAGCGGACGAACCGATCGACACGAAAGAGATAACAGGCCGACCGTGGACCGCTCCGGCGCACACCGCCGCATTGGCAGTCATGCCCGGCGAAGTCCTGCCGGAGCCCATCTGCGGCACCCTCGAGTGCCTGCCCCGTCAGATGCGCCCAGGCGCAAAGATGACGCGCTGCCGCCACGAGGCGGTTCGTGGTGTCAGCGCTATAGCCCACACGGGCGATAGTGTCGGCATAGACCGAAACGAAGCCCGCATAGGATCCGGGATCCATCGCCCAGCGTTCGGGCGGGAGAATGTGTGTTGTCATGTCGAAGTCTCCGATGATCGCGCCCGAAGGCGCTGATGAAGACTTCGATCCCAATCACGTTATGCGGAGCGTCGCACGCTCAACCCTTTGATAAAACAACGCCTCTATGACCGACGCCGCATAACCATCCGCTCCGCATATTAGCGCTTATGCTGAGCTCAGCATAAGCTGTAGACCCGACCGCGGCCCTCGACCTTCTCGGAGGTGACTTCGAGCCCGAGCTTCTTCTTGAGCGCCCCGGCGAAGGCGCCTCGGACCGTGTGCGGCTGCCATCCCGTGGCGGCGACGATCTCATCGATGGTCGCGCCGCCCTCGGCGCGGAGCATCTCGATCAGCTTCGCCTGCTTGGTGCCCGTGCGCGGCGTGCGCGCCTTGGGCGCAGCGTCGGCCTCGGCGGGAGCGTCCTCGGGGCCCTCCGCACTCGGCGCCGCGTCGGCGCACGTGGGCGCGCTGTCGCCACCCTCCGACTCGACGCCGATGGCGGCGAGGCCCGCGTCGGTGATGTGCAGGAGGATGGCGCGGCCGTCCTCGTCGTTGCGCCAGATGCGGTTGAGGGCGGCGTCGGCCTTGGTCCGGCTGTCGGTCGTGGTCTCGGCGATCAGCCCGCGCTTCAGCAGCGCGCCGACCACCTTGGCGGCGGCGCCGCCGCGAAGGGAGCCGGGAAGCGGCAGGACGTTGCGGTCCTCGCGCTGGGCGGCGGCACTGAGGATCACGAGCTGGGTGTCGGAAAGCTTGGTCATGGGGTCGTCTCCGTATTCGGGCCCGCGTCATGCGGCGCCTTCTACGACCCCGAGCCGCGCAGGGCGCGCGGCAGGAGTTCCGGCCGCGCCGGAGATCAGCGGGCGTGCTCGCCCTCGCCGAAGGCGCTGTCGGTGATGCGCTTCAGGAGGCTCGCGTAATGTTCGAGGGTGCCGACCATGGCCCAGCCCACCTCGTCGGGGTGGCAGTTGAAATGGTCGTCGCTGAGCGCCTGCAGCCGGGCGAGCATCTCGTCGATCTCGCTCTTTTTGCCGATGAAGGCCGCGAGCGAGGCCTCCTTGTTCCTGCGCGCCTTCTCGGCGCGGGCCTCAAAGCGCGGGGTGGTGATCGGGTTCAGGCGGGTGGTCATCGTGGTGGTTCCGGGTGAGTTGCATCGTCCTTGTGATCGGACGTTCGCTCCGGTGGCGCGGCTTATCAACTCGATAAGCACCTGAATCTGATTGATAATCGGAGCGCGGCATGGAGGGTCTGAGCGAGCGCCAGTACGCTGCCCGGGTCGGCCTCTCGCGTGGCGCGATCCAGAAGGCCAAGGCCGCCGGCCGCCTCGTGCTGCACGAGGATGGCAGCATCGACGCCGCGGCTTCGGACAAGCGACGAGCCGAGACGACGGATCCGTCGAAGACCAGGAAAGCGTCTGCACCCAAGCTGAAACCCGTGCCCGAGGCCGCCGTCGCCGCCGTCGGCGACACGCTGCGCGAACAGGGGCTGGCTGTTCCGGCGGTGGGCGGCGGCACAACCTTCCTGCAGGCCAAGACCGCGAACGAGGTGCTGAAGGCGCAGGAGCGGCGCATCCGGCTCCAGAAGTTGAAGGGAGAGTTGATCGAGCGGGCCCGTGCGCTGGCGCTGGTGTTCCGTCTGGCGCGGGAGGAACGGGACACGTGGGTGAACTGGCCCGCGCGTGCGGCGGCGCTGATGGCGGCCGAGCTCTCGGCCTCGTGCAGCGACGCGACGGGCCAGCAGATCACCGTGGAGCCAGCCGCGATGCAGAAGGTCCTGGAGAAACATGTACGCGCCCACCTTGACGAACTCGCCGAGGTCCGGCCCGACTTCCGGTGAGAGCGGCGATGGCCTGACGGACTTCGACGGCGCGGGCGAAATCCTGCGCGCCTGGGGCAACGGGCTGCGGCCCGACCCGGATCTGAACGTTTCGAGCTGGGCCGACCGGCACCGGAAACTCGCCTCGCGGGCCTCGGCCGAGCCAGGGCAGTACCGGACCGCGCGCACGCCCTACATGCGCGAGATCATGGACCGGCTGAGCCCTGGCGATCCCACGCAGCGGATCGTGTTCATGAAGGCCGCGCAGGTCGGGGCGACCGAAGCCGGCAACAACTGGATCGGCTTCGTCATCCACCAGGCGCCGGGCCCGATGCTGGCGGTCCAGCCGACGGTGGAACTGGCCAAGCGCAATTCGCGCCAGCGGATCGACCCGCTGATCGACGAGAGCCCGGAGCTGCGGGAGCGCGTCAAACCGGCCCGGTCCCGCGACGCGGGCAACACGATGCTGTCCAAGGAGTTCGCGGGCGGCATCCTGATCATGACCGGTGCGAACTCGGCGGTCGGTCTCCGATCCACTCCGGCGCGGTACATCTTCCTCGACGAGGTCGACGCCTATCCGGCCTCGGCTGACGAGGAAGGCGATCCGGTCACGCTGGCCGAGGCGCGGTCGCTGACCTTCGCACACCGGCGCAAGGTCTTCCTGGTGTCGACCCCGACGATCCGCGGGCTCTCCCGGATCGAGCGTGAGTTCGAGGCCTCCGACCAGCGCCGGTTCTTCGTGCCATGCCCGCATTGCGACGCGATGCAGTGGCTGAAGTTCGAGCGGCTGCGCTGGGAGAACGGGCGGCCGGAGACGGCTGAGTATCTCTGCGAGGGCTGCGAGCGGCCCATCGCGGAGCATCACAAGACGAGGATGCTCGAGCGCGGGGAGTGGCGCTCGACCGCTACCGCCACCGATCCGACGACGGTCGGCTACCACCTCTCGGCGCTCTACTCGCCGGTGGGTTGGCTCAGCTGGCAGCGGATCGCGCGGGCGCATGAGGCGGCACGGGGCAGCGACGAGGCAATGCGGGCGTTCCGGAACACCATTCTCGGCGAGACGTGGATGGAGACCGGCGAGGCGCCCGACTGGCAGCGGCTGGCCGACCGGCGTGAAGCGTGGTCGCCAGGCACGGTGCCCGAGCGCGGTCTGTTCCTTACGGCCGGAGCCGACGTTCAGAAGGACCGGATCGAGGTCGACGTCTGGGCCTGGGGCCGCGGTCTGGAAAGTTGGCTTGTCGACCACCTCGTGCTCGAGGGCGGCCCCGGAGATCCGGCCTGCTGGCAGCGGCTGACGGAGCTGCTGGGTCGGACGTGGACGCATGCCTCGGGTCAGCCGATGGCGCTGGCCCGGCTCGTGATCGATACGGGCTACGAGACGAGCGCGGTCTATGCCTGGTCGCGCCAGGTGGGCTTCGCGCAGGTGGCGCCGGTGAAGGGCGTAGAAGGGTTCACGCGAACGAGCCCGGTGACTGGGCCGACCTATGTCGATGCCACCGTCGCCGGCAAGCGGCTCAGGCGCGGGGCCCGGCTCTGGACCGTGGCCACCTCGACATTCAAGGCCGAGACCTATCGCTTCCTGCGGCAGGACCGGCCGACGAGGGAAGAACAGGCGGCGGGCGCGCTGTGCCCGCCCGGCACGATCCACCTGCCGGACTGGGCGGACGGAGAATGGCTCAAGCAGCTCGCCGCCGAGCAGCTGGTGACGGTACGCACGAAACGCGGCTTCGCGCGGCTCGAATGGCAGAAGCTCCGCGAGCGCAACGAGGCGTTGGACACCCGGGTCTATGCCCGCGCGGCGGCGTGGATCGCGGGCGCAGATCGCTGGCCCGAAGCACGCTGGGCGGATCTGGAAGCACAACTCGGTGTGGCGAAGCAGCGCGCGCCCGAAGCCGGTCCGGCAACGGCGCCGGCCGTCCCGACACGACCTATGCCGCGCCGGCGCACGGTGCGCTCGAGCTACATGAGGTGACTTGATGGCCACGGCCGCAGAGCTCCGCGCCCGCCGCGACGCGCTGACCGCGCAGCGGTCCTCAGGCGTGGCGCGGGTCAGCTATGACGGCAAGACCGTGGACTATCGCAGCGTCGCCGAGATCGACCGGGCCATCGAGGCGCTGGACCGCGAGATCGCCGCGGCCGAAGGCCGACGGATCGTGCGGCAGGTGCGCGTAACGACGGCGAAGGCTCTCTGAACCCATGGGCATCTTCGACCGCTTCCGCCGCCGGTCCGCCGGCGGCCCCACCGCCGTGCGCGCCCGCCTCGAAGGCGCCATGGCGAAGCGCCGGCTGCGCGGATGGAACCCGCCGCTCGAGAACATCAACGCGCTGGTCGCCTCGGGCGGGCCGCGGCTCCTGGCGCGGTCCCGCGAGCTGGTGGTGACGAACGGCTACGCCGCCAACGCCTGCGAAGCCTTCGCCGCGAACCTCGTCGGCGACGGCATCAAGCCGTCCTCGCTGATCGAGGACGCCGACCTCCGCGACCGGGTGCAGCGGCTCTGGCTCGCCTGGACCGACGAGGCCGATGCGGACGGGCTGACC